GCCTGCGCGCCCAACCACGAGGGTGGGCGGTTCGCCGAAATGGGTGAGACACAGGTGGTCAAGAACACCCACTGCGGAGAACTTACTCACAGCTCTTGAGAGGAGAGCCATGATGCAAGTTGCTCGCTATTTCTTGTGCCGTAGGTCGTGAAACCTCGCGTGTCCATCAAAGTGTAAAAGTGCGCAACGCCATCGCCGGGCGTGGTAATGCCAGATGGGAGGCAGTACGCACCTATCACAAAGACACGCTTCTCTGAAGGTCGGCAAAACAGCCAGCCGTACGTGGCCTGCCGTTTTGTCGGGTTTGGTGGTGTGAACCAGTTGTTGAAATGCACTGGTATGACCTTGTCACCGGATCGTACATGCGAGGACAGACCCTTGGTGGAGGCGACCGTTGCCCACCCAAACTCCAAGCGATTGTCGCTCTGTGGCACATCGGGCAATACCCCGGGCTCGTCAGCAAGAGCTGCTGCCGTACCGAGGAGACCCATGGACCCCTCCTGGTGGGTGGCGACGTGGATGAGGGCGCTGTTCGCTCCGCTGGTCGTCCCATTGGCACATAACTCCCACTTGAAGATGGCCTGGTCTCCGTAGCCCCACAGGGGCCACTCACTGCGTACGGTGAGATCGGCGGAGTTACCGGATGGTATGACGGTGGTGCTGCCGGTGACGGGGTAAGTGAGAGTGATGCGGTAGTCGCCTGCCGGACCAACTCGTTCCACCTTGCGCGTCCACGCGGGGATGGTGATCGCGAAGTTGCCGGTTGGCCACGTAGCCATGCGGACGGTGGCGGTGGGCAGCTGGACGGCGCCGGTGGGCGGCGTGGGAGTGGGGGTTTGGGAGGTGCTACCGAGGTTGGCGGGGGTGAGCTGTTGCATGCGGAAATCTCCGGTGACTGTGGTGTTGATGGCATCTGGAACTGTGATGGCGTCGCCAGCCTTGGCCTCGTCGAAACTGGAGCACACGAGGTACTCGTGCGTCCCGTCCCGGGCCTTGCCGAACAACGGCTTGAGGAAAGCCAACCCTGTGTCGAGCAATGGGCCGAGGATTGGAATTTGAGAAGCGAGCCCACCTGCGACGTCAACGAGGGAGAACACGACATCGGTAATTCCTGGGGTGGATGTGTGGAACCGTGCGCCGAGGAGAGGCTCTGCTGTCGTGATTGTGATGTCCCCGGCCTCATTCGTGGCCACCTTGGCAGTATGAGTCTCCTGCCCTGCCGCAAGAGCCGCCAGCTGGAGGTCCGGCTTGTAGTTGGAGAACTGGTAACGCACCCGCAACGTGAGTCGCCAAAGTGAACCAGTGTAGGGCTGGTTGGTGTAGATATTGTTTGTTGCCCCAAGCAGGAACATCTCCAACGCTTGCCCGAGCGACTCGGCCCCCGTGTGCGCCTTGGTGTCGGTGAAGAACCAAGAATCCTGACCGGATGGAAGGCGAGGTTTGAACCGTCCGTTTCGTCCGATGCTGACCGTCGCGTGCTGGCGCGCGGCGACGGCGTCGAAGGAAACGGCTGCGCCCGAGGAAGGGTCAAGCYGCAACGCAGCGACACCGATGGAACCAGCGACGCCAGAGGAGCCCACCAAGCTGTGCATGGTAAGCTCCACGTCTGCGACACGGTACATGGCGTACTGCGACGCTCGGATCGCCGTGGGGTTGGTGGCGTCCGAAGCATCGACGTCCCGCAAAAGAGCAGGGTGCAGGAACACGTGAGCGACCCGGGTGAAGCCATCTGTGTCCGTGCCAAGGACCGTGCCGAGATTAACCGTGGTTGACCAAGATTCCTTGACCTCTGGTCCCTGGCTCTGCCGCTCGAGCTTCTTGATCCTTGCATCCTGAATGGCATCTTTGGTTTTGACTGGCTTGGTCGAGGTGGATTTTCGCTGCTGCTGAGCGCGGGGTTTGGGGGTTTGGGTTTTGCCCTTTGGTTGTGAGCCGCGGGGCATGCGAAGGGTCTTATATTTCTTCGTCCAACCGCGCTTCAATCGCTTCCACGCGATTTGGTTTTCCCAAACCTTCAACACACGCAATCAACACATCATACCACACCTGTGCTTCGGCGGGGCTGACGTGGTGAGCGAGCGCGTTCAGCAGAATGCAGGCCTCGGTTGACTCTGGTGTTATGAGCGCCAGTGTGTCTCTCACTGATTGCGAAAATTGGTCTCTGGCCATGGGGTCGCCGGGGTACCCACGGCCTGTTAACTTGCCGACCCTGCGTCGCAGGTCGGGAAACACATGATCTGTTGATATCAACAGCCCGACGAATTCCGAGACGTGCTGTTCCTCAATCTTGCACTGCATCCCTGTTTGGTGGCTGATGATGTCAGGATCACTGCGGTTCCGTGGGTTGCAAATGATGCTGTCGTCACCTTTGAAGGCGGCCCAATCGAAGGCGCCAGGGAACAACAATGCGTTGACCGCCATTGTCACGACCGTGTTGCCGAAAAGCGTGTTGGCCTCCCCACTCATGCGGGCGTACGCAGCGTCTGTCACAACGCCGTTGGCATGGACGCGAGCTGACTCACGTAGCGCCTTGTACGTGTTCACAATGGGTTTCGGCACGCCCAAGTCGGCCAACAGCAGGCATTCGAACCGGGTGGTCCCGTCATTCTGGGTGCTGTCAAACTCCGTGAAATCATTGCACACGCAGGTGTTTCCCGTGTGCACAGAGCGAATCCAATCGCGGACGTCAGCGTCGCTTTGATGCAAAATCATCATCACAGTTGGCTTCAACCTGCGGAGTAAGCGTTCCTGTGCAGCGCGGATGAACGGGCCGATGACAAGGTTGGCCTTCTTGCTCCAGGCGTCGATGCCTTGACCCGCTTTGATCTTGCGCAACGGTTCACCTGCAAACTTCGCTTGCTGCTTTAAATGATTCTCGACCCGGATGATGTCGACCAAATCTTCCTCGGCCAGCAGCCTACGCAGTTCTGGGTCCTTTTCCGCCGCCGCTCGCAGGGCCTCAGCGAGTCGGAGGAACTGCTCGTCCGGTGACACCACGGCGTCCTCTGGCTCCAGCCATTGGTCAAATGCGCGGCGCAATGCAGCACCGCGCACTTTGGCCTCCTGTTTTCCGCAGTTCTTATTGGTGCCGGTTATTCTGCTCAAAACGGCTGCTGCGGCGGCCGCCTTGTCTTGCGGACGGGAGAATCTGCAGGCCGGGGCAGGCACTGCGGTCAAAGCCAATTTTGAGACGTCGAGTGTTGGAAATGAGTCTAATTGAATCTGGGCGGTGCGTTGTGCTGCCGGCAGAGCGGCTGCAGTGATGCGCTCCACGCCGAGGTCTGCGCCAAAGGTGACGCCGAGGTCATCCAGATTGGCGCCTGTGTGGGGAGGTATGCTGTTACCTGCTTCATCAGCTGGGCTGACGGTAGCCCGCGCGTCCTCAGGCACGGTTACGGGTGCTGCGTCAAGGCCTTCGGCAAGTTCGCACACTGCGAAGGCGGGGTCAAGCCACTCTGACAACGCGGTGGTGCCCTGTTCGCACACCACCAAACTCCCTGTGTGCCGCGTGATGGCCACCAGGTTGTGAGCACGGCTAGTGCGCACCAGCGTAGCGTCCTGCGCCTCCACGTGCAAACAAACGGCCTTGTACGTGCCGCCCTGCGCCTCATGCACGGTCAGCACGTTTGGGTGTTGGCTCGTCAACTTGGACTTAGTACCCTGCGTGTAACACAGGTGTTGCGCCGCAGGGTTGCACACGCCTTTGATGATGGAGACCTGCCGGGTGTTGGTGGTGGTAATGCCCTCATAGTACCTGCCTAGCACTTTGGTCACATCCACCGGGCACCGGTGGGTGACCGTCAAAGTCTCCTTCTCCCAGTCTGCGTAAAACCGCTGCAAGTCGAATTCGACACCGAGGCCTTCAAAATCGCAAAATGCGATCTGCTTCAGGTCGCCGACGCAATAAAGTTGCGCGGCCCCACTGTGGCGTTCTAAAGCTCGCACAACGCCTGGGTGAACCAACGACACCTCGTCAACGATGACGAGGGGGTAGCCAACGCACTGCTGTAATGCACGCTGTGGTGTGTGGGCAGTGAAGCCGCGTTGGGCCCAGTCGGCCTTTTGTTTCTTGGTGGGGACGACGACCAATGTGTTGGCCTTGCGGTCATCAGACCAATCGGCAAAGCGGGTGGATTTGCCACTTCCTGGCGGTCCTTCGATGAGTGTCCGCTTGGGTCTGGCGCGGCACTCGGCGGCGTCAAGAAAGTCCAGAGTCTGTTGTGCCAGCTCTGCGTACGGTCCGGCGGTACAAGTTTGCGCCTGCAACGCGGTGCGGTAGGCGAGCAACTCTGCGGGTTCCGGAGGCAACGGTTCCTCGGGTGTGAATTCTGGCCCCTCGTCCGTGTCTTCTTCGGGCCAAAAATTGCCGCCCACTCTCCCGGGGAGCTCGCGGAGCAAAGGCACAGCTGAGTCCCTGCCGGCGCGAAGGTTGTGCAGATCGGTGACCAAAAATTGACGCAGCCGAATGGCTGGGATGCCGAGCCAGGCCTTGAGGCGATCGATCAACTCGCCGAACCAGCCGCGCCCCTGCTCGTGTTTCAAACGGCGAAGCGCAAGTGACAGTGACTGTGTGCGCATAAAGCGCAGTGCGGCGCAGACGACGAACGCCGTTTGCACGACGTCATGCTGCTCAACCGCGTCTTGGGTCCACCCTCCATGCACAACATTGCTGCCGACAATGAGCCTGTGGCGAAGCGCGCGGGCGTAGGCCATGAGGGCCTGGAACGTGAATTTCTCGTCTCCACGAGCCAGCCCCCAGGACAGCAAGTTGTCCCAGTGTTGGAGGGGGACTTTGATGCACCCGCCCGCGAGTGTGGGGACGTGGGCGGTATTCCTGTCGACTGCGCACTTGGCTTGCCAAATGCGAGCTGGGCGATGGGAGCGGAATATGGTGTACCTCCGCAGAATGCCCCATTGGCCTTCTGGCAACACGGCCAGGTTGAAGTTCTTGCCTACGTGGCCGTTAGACAACCGGTATTTCGTCCACTCGACTGTGCGGTGTTCGTACCCGGCGGTGCCGTCGTCGAGCAGCATCACGTGGTTTTGCCCCACGGCTGTTGTTTGTATGCCGTAGAATGCGTCAGTGGTGCCCCCAAAAAGTTCTTCCGGTTCGAGCAACCAGACGTCCACGCACTGCAAACCGTGTGCCTCAAAGATCTGCTCCCACACCTCCCAGGTGATGTCGTATGCGCTGTGAATGCTCACCCCTCGGGGGGCTTGCACATTGCACCATTGAGCGCCGCCGTAGCACCGCGTGCCAACGTCTGGTCTGGGGTCCAAGTTGGCCCTCATTGCACGTAGCTCGTCACGGGCGTTGTCCACCATCATGCAAACGTGATTCCTGCGGGTTTTGTTCTTCCGCGGGTCGCCACCGATGTCGATGACGTCGTCTGCGTGCCTGAATGCCGTGGCATCGGCAAAATAGTGGAGCGCCCGGAGCACAGCGTGCGTGTGCTCCACACGATCCTCAAACACAACGTCGCACCGCACCAAATCCTTAAACCTGGTTTTTTGCGTCTGTGTGAGGACGTAGGGCACATGAAGTGCCGCGCGCACGCGGCGAGCCGCAGCTCCTGCATTGATTGCTGCGATTTGCGTACCCCAGGTGGGCTCCGCCCCCTGCGGGTACGAGAGATCCATGGCGGATCTGCACGCAGACGACGTCATCGACATCGGTGGCGACCCGCGGAAGAACAAAACCCGCAGGGATCACGTTTGCATGATGGTGGACAACGCCCGTGACGA